GCAATACATCGGACAGCAATACATCGGACAGCAATACATCGGACAGCAATACATCGGACAGCAATACATCGGACAGCAATACATCGGACAGCAATACATCGGACAGCAATACATCGGACAGCAATACTTTTTTTCTGCAGGTATGTAGTGCGCAGCCCAAAACGTGATTTCATAGGGGGGTAGCATATCTGGAAAGCTTAAAAGCAGGGGTAGTGGTTAATGCATCTATATTGCTTATTTTGACAATGGTTCATATTGCCCTGAAAATCCATACAATGCACTGAATTACCGCTCATCAATCCATACAATTATGCAATGTTATCAATAGCTTAAACCCTATTCGATAGCTCAAAACTGGAACAATGACGATCTACATCTGTTCAAGGGGGGTGCGAGGGCCACCCCACCTCATGGGGTAGTACGTATATGTAGAATTACACGCACGAGCTTTTTGAGTTAGACAACTTATACGTGTATACATGACCTATATAGACCCAGAGCTACAGCATTTAGTAACATACTGTTTCAATACAGTAATAGTTGATCACTTTTTCATGTAACAATCGCTTTATGGATTGACATGCTTTTTGATTTAGCTATAACTTCATAGTAGTAGTAGTAGAGAGTTAAACTCTTTAAGTATAAACTATTAAAAAAGAGTAATAACTTATAAGAAAGTAATACAACAAAATAGTTTAACTCTGTATAGAGTGTTGTAAATAAGATAGTGGACATAGGAAGAGTTATAACTCTAGTAAGTGTAACTATTATCTTGTAATACAAATATATTCGTGTTACTGTTCTTAGAGTTTAACTCTGTATAAGCAATAATCATAATAAGAGTTATACTTTACTGGTACGTGTTGCACTCAATAGTGTTACTCTCCTCTCTGTCTCCCTAACAATATTCGTATTGCGGCACGTACCACTTATTTTTATATAAGTATTGACAGTTATGAACAAAAACGTACAACTATACGCATCTGATGAAGTACTAGAAGAGTTTTACTCTGCATTAGCAGATAGTAATGGCCCTAGACTTAGGCGTATCCACATACCTAGAAGTGATGTATTCTACGTAAGGGCTGCTATAGAGGCAGACACTGGAGTTAAGTACTCCTTGGATCATGTAGAGAGAGCTATGTACTTAGAGGGTCACTTATCTCGCAGAGATGTGTTAGACCCAGACAGGAAGAGACCCTATGCCGACAACCCCACAGAAGAAGACTAAGCGTAATTACACCATGAGTGGTGAAGGTAAGTATGATAAGTCACCTAAGCGTATGGCTGATAACCGCTCTCGTAAGAAGGCACGTTATGCTATGGAGAAGGGTGGCTTAGTCTCTAAGGGTGACGGTAAGGACGTAGACCACAAGGACGGTAACCCACGTAACAACACCAAGTCTAACCTCCGTGTACAGACACCAGCTAAGAACAGAAGCATTAAGCGTAACAGCAAGGCAGGGAAGAAGTAGTAGTATGGCTAAAGATCCTCGTCTAACTCGTGCTGGTGTGTCAGGCTTTAATAAGCCTAAGCGTACTCCAAGTCATCCTAAGAAGTCACACGTAGTTGTAGCTAAAGAGGGTGATACCATTAAAACTATCCGCTTTGGTGAGCAGGGTGCATCTACTGCAGGTAAACCTAAAGCTGGTGAGTCTGATAAGATGAGAGCGAAACGTGCTAGCTTTAAGGCTAGGCACGGTAAGAACATTGCTAAAGGTAAGATGAGTGCAGCTTACTGGGCAGATAAGGCTAAATGGTAACATGTTTCTATATAAAAACAATGGAAAGAAGAAGTAATGGCACAATCAGATTTTAGTAAGGCTTTCGCAGCTGCACGTAAAGAAAAGGGCGCAGGTAAGACGTTTACTTTTAAAGGTAAGTCTTACACTACAAACTACGCTAGTGACGCTGCAGCAGCCCCAACAACACGCCCTAAAGCACGGCCAGCAGAAAGAGCTACTACACCTAAAACATCTCCTATGCCTAGAGCGCGGCCAGCTAGCCTTTCGCACAACACAAAGAATGATGTAAGTCCTAGTACTACTGAATCTGCGCCTAAAACATCTCCGCGTCCTAAAGCCCGTGGTGCTGCACCTACGACATCTCCTCGTCCTAAAGCTAGACCTGCAGCACCTAGAACATCCACTAGACCTACAGCACGGCCTTCTTTCCCTACTTATGCAGAATGGCGTAAGGACAATAAAGGAGGTCTTCGTGGGTATAATATGGCTAAGAACAGGGCTAATAACAAATGAAGTATTATCACAAGTATAAGACAGAACTAGAAGCTAAAGGCTACCGTGTAGATGAGCATGGCTATGTCTGGGACTCTATGGGTAACCAGTCTGCTGGTGAGGACAACTACGGCAACGTACAGAGTAAAGACGCTAATGTTAATGAGATCTGTCGTTTAGCTGAGATTGAACAAGCTAAGCCTAAGCCTAAGAAGGTTAAAGCTAAGAAAGCTTCAGAGGAAGAATAGTATGACATTAGTAGCGCAGGGTAAGAATGCTCGTAAAAGATCTGTGTGGGGTCACAACACTACAACTACTACAGAGATTGTATATACTTGCCCTGCAAACTGTGTAGCAGAACTAACTTATCTGCATATACATAATAAAACAGGTAACACCGATATTCATATTGAATGGTATGTTTCAGCAGATAACTATTCATCATCTTATCTTGATGGTAAAAACCTGGGCGCTGGTGAGTTTGTATCCTTCAATGATATTGAGCTTGTACTTCAATCTGGTGATAGAATTGAGATAACACCGTCTTCTACTGCACATGTTGACTCCATCCTTACAGTAACTGAGACCTTTGTCCCTGTAGGTTAACGGGTATGCTATATTAGCAAGTACTAAACACAAGAGTATTAGATATAACTACATGTACAACAGAATTGCGCTGGGCAGTCTGTAAATACAAAGGTTATATAACTATGCTAAAGAAAATTAAATCAGCTTTCATGAACTTCCATCATGGCATTGCAAAGTCTCAACAACGCCGTGCTGACTACTTCATTCTAAATCATATGACAGATGCAGAACTGAGAGACATCGGCATTTCTCGTGGTGAGATCAGAGAACGCTTTTACTCTAAGGGATAAGGTGCTTGCTATTAAGGTTGTACTGAGTATAACTATATGCAAGCCTAAATAAAGAGGACTACTTAATGGCAAGAAATCTAACAGAAAATCAACAAAAGTTTCTAGAAGTACTCTTCGATGAAGCTGGCGGTGACGTTGTTCTTGCTAAGAAGTTGGCAGGTTATAGTGAAAACACGCCTACACGATTGATTGTGGAAGCCCTCAAGGATGAGATTAATGAATCAACCCGCACCTACTTCTCTCGTACTGCGCCAAAAGCTGCTATGGCTATGGTTAACGCTTTGTATGACCCTACAGAGCTTGGTATAAAAGAAAAGATGGCTGCAGCTAAAGACTTGCTAGATCGTGCAGGACTTGGTAAAGTAGATAAAGTAGATGTTTCCTCTTCTGGGGGTGGCATCTTTTACCTACCACCTAAAGAAGGTAATAACGAGTAACAGTGGCTTTTGACTACGATAGAGATTTAGGCTTTTGGGAGTTACCTAAGCCTAATAAGGGTAAAGAACGAGAGTGGCACGTTATAGCTAGGGCTAGTTCTAGGGTTGTACCTTTTGGATATGAGATACATCCAGAGAACGACAAGCTTCTGGTTCCTATCATTGATCAGCTAGAAGCGTTAGAGCTTGCAAAGCGTCACTTAAAGCAGTACTCTTTCAGAGATGTATCTCGCTGGCTTTCTAAACAGACAGGTCGTTACATATCACACATGGGCCTAAAGAAGCGAGTTGAAATTGAACGAAGACGTAAAAAAACTGCTGCAATTAAACGCAAGCTTGCCAAGCGCCTCGAAGAAACGCTACAAGAGATCAAAAAACTCGAAGAGCAAAACATCGGAGCCTACTCCCTCTCAGGAGATGAAGACACCTAAACAGGTTCACACTGTTCCTGCAGAAGTTAAGGCAGCAGAGTTTAATGTAGAAGAAGCACAGGACGTTGTGTTCAAGCCTAACGCAGGGCCACAGACATCCTTTTTAAGCTCCTCTGAGCGTGAAGTACTCTACGGAGGCGCAGCGGGTGGCGGTAAGTCGTATGCGATGCTTGCTGACCCCTTACACGGGCTAAATGACCCTAACTTCTCTGGGTTGCTTGTACGACATACTACGGAAGAGCTACGAGAGCTTATCCAGAAGAGCCAAGAACTGTATCCCAAGGCTATTCCTGGCATTAAGTGGTCTGAGCGTAAGTCACAATGGACTTCACCTCGTGGTGGCAGGCTCTGGATGTCTTACCTAGATAAAGATACTGACGTTAACCGCTACCAAGGTCAGGCGTTTAACTGGATTGGCTTTGACGAACTTACTCAGTGGGGTACGCCCTACGCTTGGAACTATATGCGTTCACGACTACGTAGTTCTAGCAGGGAATTAGGTTTGTATATGCGAGGTACGACTAACCCCGGTGGCGCTGGGCATAGTTGGGTTAAGAAGATGTTTATTGACCCTGGCCCTGCAGGTAAACCCTTTTGGGCTACAGATATTGAGTCTGGTGAGACCATTACCTACCCTAAAGGCCACAGTAAAGAGGGTAGCCCACTATTTAGGCGTAGATTTATTCCTGCAAGCCTATTTGACAACCCTTACCTATCAGATTCTGGTGATTATGAAGCAATGCTTTTGTCTCTACCTGAGCATCAGCGTAAGCAGCTTCTAGAAGGTAACTGGGATATTAATGAGGGGGCAGCGTTTCCTGAGTTTGATAGAAATAAGCACGTAGTAGATCCTTTTGACATCCCTGAGTCTTGGCCTCGCTTTAGGTCTTGTGACTATGGCTACGGTTCTTACAGTGGTGTTTTGTGGTTTGCTGTATCACCCTCTGAGCAGTTAGTTGTATATAGAGAGATGTACTGCTCTAAAGTTACTGCTTCTGATCTAGCAGATATGATCTTAGAAGCAGAGTCAAATGACGGTGGTATTCTATATGGGGTACTTGACTCCTCTCTCTGGCACAACAGAGGCGACACTGGGCCTAGCCTAGCTGAGCAAATGAACATGAAGGGTTGTAGATGGAGACCTTCAGACAGATCTAGAGGCTCTCGTATCTCAGGTAAAAACGAAATACATAGACGATTACAGGTAGATGAGTATACAGAAGCTCCCCGCCTTGTATTTGTTAGTAACTGCACACACACTATTGCTCAAATACCTTCTATCCCTCTAGATAAGCGTAATCCAGAGGATGTTGATACACACGCAGAAGACCACCTATATGATGCCTTGCGCTATGGTATTATGACACGCCCTCGCAGCAAAAGCATATGGGATTATGATCCCGCAACACAACGCACTGGTTTTCAGGCTAGTGACACAACATTTGGATACTAAGTATGGCAGAAAATGATGAAATGATGTTCGAGACAGATGATGTTGTTGCAGCCGAAGATGGTAAAGAGTCTTTATTTACGGCAAGCAGTGTAGTTTCGTTTGTTACTGACAGATTTAGTAGAGCAGAAGAAGCTCGTCGAGGTGATGAAGATCGCTGGCTTAGAGCATATCGCAACTACCGTGGTTTGTATGGTCCTGATGTTAAGTTTACAGACACAGAAAAGTCTCGTGTTTTTGTAAAAGTCACTAAGACTAAGACACTTGCAGCATATGGTCAGATCATTGACGTTTTGTTTGGTAATAATAGATTTCCAATGAGTGTAGATCCTTCTATCCTGCCAGATGGTGTAGTAGAATCAGCTCACATTAACCTAGATCCTAATGCAGAAAAAGCTGGTGATGCTCTTGCCGCTGCTACTTCTGATCCTGCGTCTAAACCTTATCTTATTGGCCCAGACACTAAGCTTATGCCTGGTGAGACGCTTACTTCATTAAAAGATCGTCTAGGCCCACTAAAAGATAAGCTAGCGCCTATGTCTGATAAGATTATTGAAGGTGTAGGCACTACAGCTAGCACAGTTACATTTCATCCAGCTATGGTTGCAGCTAAGAAGATGGAAAAGAAGATCCACGACCAGCTTCAAGAGTCTAATGCTTCTGTTCACCTACGCTCTATGGCATTTGAGATGGCTTTGCTTGGCACTGGTGTTATGAAGGGTCCATTTGCTGTAGATAAGGAATATCCAGACTGGGACGAAGAGGGTAACTACGAACCTCTTATTAAAACTGTACCTGAATGTAGCCATGTTTCTGTTTGGAACTTCTATCCAGACCCCGAATCTTCTTCTATGGCAGATGCAGAATACACTATTGAGCGTCACAAGATGTCTCGCACACAACTCCGTGCATTAAAGTCTCGCCCATTCTTTATGAAAGATGCAATTGGTAATGTCATTGATAAAGGCTCTGACTATATCCAGAAGCACTGGGAACAGGCTATGGAAGACGATTCTACTCAGCCAGAGTCAGAGCGTTGGGAAGTTCTTGAGTTTTGGGGCTTTGTGGACATTGATATCCTCGAAGAAAACGGCGTTAAGATCCCTAAAGAGTATAAAGACCTAGATGAACTTAATGCTAACGTATGGATTTGTAACAACGAAGTAATTCGCCTTGTACTTAACCCATTCAAACCTGCACGTATCCCTTATTATGCTGTACCATATGAGCATAACCCTTACAGCTTCTTTGGTGTAGGTATTGCTGAGAACATGGACGATACTCAGACGCTTATGAACGGCTTTATGCGTATGGCTATTGATAACGCTGCAATGTCCGGTAACTTGATCATTGAAGTAGATGAGTCTAACCTAGTTCCAGGACAGGATATGTCTATCTACCCAGGAAAGATCTTCAGGCGTCAAGGTGGCGCTCCAGGACAGGCTATCTTTGGAACTAAGTTCCCTAATGTAGCACAAGAAAACATGCAACTCTTTGATAAGGCACGAGTATTAGCTGATGAGTCTACAGGATTCCCTAGCTTTGCACACGGTCAAACGGGTGTTTCAGGTGTAGGTCGTACTGCTTCTGGTATCTCTATGCTTATGTCTGCAGCTAACGGCTCTATTCGCACCGTAGTTAAGAACGTAGATGACTACCTGATCAGACCATTGGGCAAGTCTTTCTTTGCATTCAACATGCAGTTTGACTTTGATCCTAGCATTCGTGGTGACTTGGAAGTTAATGCTTCTGGTACAGAGAGCCTCATGGCTAACGAAGTACGATCACAGCGTTTGATGCAGTTCTTGCAGGTAGCACAGAATCCTGTTTTGGCTCCTTTTGCTAAGATGGACTACATCATTCGTGAGATTGCTAAGTCTATGGATCTTGACCCAGCTAAGGTTACTAACTCCATTACTGATGCAGCTATTCAGGCTGAGATCCTAAAAGGGTTCCAAGCTGTACAGCAGCCCCCTGAAGGTGGCCCAGCGCCCCAAGGCCAAGGCCCACAAGGTGTACAAGACTCCTCTGGTGGAGGTGGCTCACAGATTGGTGTAGGTACTGCTCCAGCACCAGGAGAAGATGGGTTTAGTGGTAATGTCGCTTAAAAAGCTAGTCAATGATAAAGCTATTTGGGATGCGCTTGTTGAGGAGTTAGATGAGCGTATCTCCACCACACACAAAACACTAGAGAGTTTGACTGATACTTCTGAGATGTATAGATGTCAGGGTTACATCCACTCTTTACGTAAATTGAAATACTTGAGGGATATAGTCAATGGCTGATACTAATATGAATGATCAAATGGAAGCAGTGTTTAAATCCTCTAGGGGTGAAGTAGACCCTGTGTCAGGTAATGAAGTGCCTCTGGGTGCTAGACCTGAAGAGGTTCGGGATGATATCCCAGCTAACCTTAGCGAAGGTGAATATATTGTACCTGCTGACGTTCTACGTTACTATGGTGTTAAGTTCTTTGAAGAGCTACGAAATGAAGCTAAGCAGGGCTGGCAAGAGCTAGACCAAGGTGGTCGTGTAGGTGGTGAACCTTCAGGCATGGAAATGGGTGGTGATGAACTGCCTTTTGACATTAGTGAGTTGCAGGTTATTGAAGGTAATGACTCTGAAGAGCAGCCACAGATGAATAAAGGTGGATACATTAGTGATTATGCTGATGGTGGTGTAGTAGACAGAGAGGCACTACAGGAAGAGTTTCCTGAAGCATTCACAACTGATGGCGCAGGTTCTGGTCAAGAGTATCGCGCTTACACCAATGCCGAAGGTATGACACTCTCTGTACGTTTTGTAGATGGTAAGCCTATGTCATCTATTCCTGCAGGCTATACTGCATCTGGTGAAACGGCTGCTGAAACTGCCGCACCTAGCAGAAGCCGTAAAAGACGTAAACCCGCTGCACAAGAACCTGTAGAACAAAAAGATTGGAATACTGCAGAGTTGTCAGACTTTGGTACATACCTTGACCAAAAAGATAGCCTGCTAGGTAAAGGTGTTACTGCACTAGCATCTTCTATGAACCCTCTTATAGGCTTAGCTATTGGTTATGCTGGTGATGCAGAAGATAGAAGAGTTATGGAGTCTCTGGATACTCGTATTTCTGCTATTACAGACCCTAAAGATCCAGAGTATAAAAAGCTTGTTGATATGAGGTCTAAACTAGATACTGCCATTAATAAAGACTCTATGAAAGATAAAGCTGTAAGAGCTAGTGGTGTATTCGGTGGTGGTAAGAGTATGAAAGATGGTCTCACAGATACTAGTGGAGATGGTAACGTAAGCTTTGCAGATACTTGGTTAGGCGATACACTAGGCTTTGATGGTGAAGCAGGTAATCAAGGTGCTAGCCTAAGTGATTCTATGGGCGGTGACAGAAGAAAGTTTACTCAGGCTAATACTCTTTCAACCCCAGCAGATTCTATTAATGAGCCGCCTACTGCAAAAAGCGTAACTATTCCAAAGGTTACAACTACTCCATTAACAACTACAGCGGAGCAAGACAGAGCAAAAAAGGCTGCAGATAAACTTAATAAACCACTAGCTACTGGTGGACGATAAGCTACCAAACAAAAACAATAATAAGGCTACCCAGCAATATCGCTGGCCCCACATAAAGGACTACAGCATGTCAGAAGCACAGGCACAAACTAATTCAATGTCACACAATCGCAACCAAGCTCGTGTAGAACGAGATGAGGCTGAACTACAAGCCCTTCTAAAAGAGCAAGGCTCTGTAACTGAGGAAGACACGGATGATAGTGTACAGCAAGAAGCCCCAGAAACAACTGAGGAAGAAAGCGTTACTACCGAAGAAGTCAAAGCCCCAGAAGATCCTAAAGAAGAAGAAGAGCCTAAAGAAGAAGAGCTAGGTGCTGAAGAGAAAAGCTTTAAGAAGCGTTACTCTGACATTCGTAAGTACATGCAAGAGAAAGACACTGAGTATAAGCGTGAGATTGAAGATCTTAAAAACCGCCTAGAAAACTCATCACAAAACTCCCTTGAAGAGGTTACTACTAAAGAAGAGATTGAAGCTTGGGCTAAGCAGAACCCTAAAGCTAACGCTCTCATCCGTTCTTTAGCTGAAGAGCAGACCAATGAAAAGATGAAGGGCTTAGAGGGTCGTGTCAAAGAAGTAGAGGCTATGCGTACTCAGGCTCGTAAAGAAAAAGCTGAAGCGCTGCTACTCTCTATGCACCCAGACTTCTCTAGTATTCGTAATGACGATGCATTCCATGAATGGGCTAAGGAACAGCCTAGCTGGGCGCAGACGGCACTTTATGATGAGCCTGATGATATTAAATCTGTATCTCGTGTACTAGACCTATACAAGGTTGATAAGGGTATCAAGACTAAGAAGCCTAACCCAGACAAAGAGGCAGCTTCTTCTGTTAAGTCCCGTCGTAGTACCTTGGATACAAATGACTCCTCTAGCTACCTAACTGAATCAGCGGTACATAAGATGAGTATTAAAGAATACGAGGAGCGCCAAGAAGAGATTATGGACGCCCAACGTAAAGGAAAGTTTATTTATGATATGTCTAAAAGATAGTTGACAAAACTCTATTCATAAGTAAAACTAAGGGCATACACATCTATAAAGTTTGTGTATGCTTTAACACTAAGCACAAACTCCCACATAAAGAACCACCTCATATTATAGGCCCAGCGCTAAACGGACGGCCATCCTTATAGCAACGCTGACTACCCTAATAAGAAGAGCCTCTTTCAGTGGATATGTAGTGTCTCCCCTCTAAGCCACATATATCTTTGAAAGGATTTCACAATGGCTATTACATCCGCATCAGGCGGCTTTAATGGTAACTGGTCTCCAGTTATTTATTCTAAGCAAGCACAGATCGCACTTCGTCGTTCTGCTGTAACTAACGCAATCACAAACAACTCTTACTTTGGTGAGATTGCTAACCAAGGCGACACAGTACGCATCCAAAAAGAGCCAGACGTAACAGTCAACGCTCTTGAGCGTCACACTGCTATCACTGCTGAAAAGCTTGATGACAGCGACTTCTCCTTGACCATCGACAAAGCTAACTACTTCGCATTCAAAATGGATGACATCGAAGAGCAGTTCGCAAACATTGACCACGCTTCTTTGGCTGCTGATCGTGCAGCATATAAGATGGCCGACGCAATGGACGCTGATTGCTTGTCATACATGACAGGTCACACTGCTGCAGGCGCTTACATTACTACTTCTAATGGTGATGCACAGCACCCAACTTCAGGTAACTTGACTGGTGAATTTCTTACTGCAAACCATTTGGATGCAACTGACTTCGGTAACTTGACCATTTCTGGTTCTGCTGCTGCAGGTTCCTCGCTTCCATTGGCTCCACGTTTGCCAGGTGCAACTGCCCTGTCAGCAGTAACTGTATCTCCATTGACTGTACTTGCTCGTATGGCTCGTAAGATGGACACACAGAATATTGACGCTCGTGGACGGTTCGTGGTCGTAGACCCGGTATTCGTAGAGATGCTGAAAGACGAAGACTCCCGTATGCTTAACGGCGACTTCGGTGGTGCTGGTCTCCAGAATGGTCTAGTGTTGAACAACATCCACGGCTTCCGTGTTTATGTGTCTAACGCTCTTCCAGCAAAAGGTACAGGCGCTGGTACTAGCGGTACAACTGCTCAAGTCGCTAACTTTGGTGTTGTGTTGGCTGGTCAGGACGATGCGGTTGCATCTGCTGAGCAAATCAATAAAGTTGAGAACTACCGTGACCCAGACAGCTTTGCTGACATTGTTCGTGGTATGCATCTGTACGGTCGCAAGATTCTGCGTCCAGAAGCATTGATCACTGCGCGTTACAACGCAGCTTAATCTAACTAACTTAGGGGCTGGCATAACGCTGGCCCCTTTGTGCCTTTTAACATAGAGGACATCACAAGATGGCTATTACAACTGCAATGTGCAACAGCTTCAAGCAAGAGCTTCTTGGTGGTGTTCACGACCTAGATACAGATACTCTTAAAGTGGCTCTTATTAAACCGTCAAATTCGGGAACGTATGGCGCGGCTATTACTAACTACTCAGATCTTACAGGTAACACTGATGAAGCAGTAGGTACAAACTACACTGCAGGAGGCCAGGTTCTTGATAGTGCAACTATTAGCCTTTCAGGCTCTACTGCATTTGTAGACTTTGGCGACGAGGTTTTTGCTAACCTTACTATTTCTGCTGATGGTGCAATTATCTATAATACTTCACAGGCTAATAAAGCTGTTGCGGTGTTTGATTTTGGTGGTACTATTACATCAACATCTGGGGATTTTACACTTGTATTCCCTGCTGCAGATGCATCAAACGCTGTAATCCGCATCTCTTAATAACAATAATAGTAGGTACTGCACAATGGCATTCATCATTAAAGATCGTGTAAAAGAAGGTACTGTCTCTGTAGGTACAGGGGTAATAACTCTTAGTGGTGCTGCTGCTACTTTCACCACTTTTAACTCTTTTATGACTAATGGTGACACTACTTATTATGCTATTGTGCATACCTCATCTGGTGTAGATGAGTGGGAGGTAGGTCTAGGTACTTGGAACACAGGTAATACACTTACACGTACAACCGTTCTTAGTGGTTCTAATGGTACGTCTGCAGTAACCTTCACTACTGGTACTAAAGATGTCTTTATGACATACCCTGCAGCCCACGCTGCTTTGGCTGGTGATGATGTAGCTTTTGCTAATATTACTGTGACAGGTACTGTTGATGGTCGTGATGTTGCAACTGACGGTACAAAGCTTGATACGGTAGAACAGAATGCTGATGTAACGGATACAGTCAATGTAGCCGCTGTAGGTGCTTTGATGCGCTCTGGTGGCACTATGACAGGTGGCTTGTTGCTTAACGCCAATCCTTCTGCAGCACTAGGGGCAGCAACTAAAGAATATGTTGATACTATTGCTTCTGCAGGTATCCACTACCACGACCCTGTACGTACTGAACACCCTAGCAACTTAATCGCTACATATAGCAACGGTTCATCTGGTGTTGGTGCTACACTAACTAATTCAGGCTCTAACGCTGCTCTAGTCCTAGATGGCGTAAGTATGGCGTTGAATGATCGTGTACTTGTTGCCAACCAAACTAATAATACACAGAATGGTGTGTATGCAGTTACTACTGTAGGTAACGGCTCTACTGCGTGGGTACTTACACGTTCAACAGATACAGATAGTTCAGCACCCTCAGACCCTAATGCGTTTGGTAAGGGAGATGCTTTCTTTATTAAAGAAGGTGCAGTAAACGCAGGACACTTGGATGTCCTTACAACTGCAGGCACTATCGTATTTGGGACCACTAATATTGTCTTTGCTGAAGTAGCGGAAACTACTGTATACACTACTGGAACAGGTATTACTCTAACAGGTAGCACTTTTTCTATTGGTCAATCTGTAGATACAACAGACAATGTAACATTTAACCAAGTTACTGCTGCTATTATTGGTAACGTAACGGGTAACGTAACAGGTAACGTAACAGGTAATGCTGATACGGCTACAACACTAGCTACCGCACGTAATATTCAACTAACAGGTGATGTTACTGGTACTGCATCTTTTGATGGATCTAATAATGCTGTAATCAATGCTTCAGTACAAGATGATAGTCACATGCACGTTATAACCAACGTAGATGGCCTTCAGACTGCTCTAGACAGCAAAGCCCCTACATCACGTATTATTACAGCGGGTAATGGTTTAACTGGTGGTGGTAACTTAACAGCAAACCGCACCTTTACTGTTGGTGGTGGTACAGGTGTTACTGTTAACGCTAATAACATTGCTATTGGTCAAGACGTTGCAACTACAGCTAGCCCTACTTTCGCAGGTCTAATTACAAATGGCAACATCTCTGTCACAGGCACAGTAGACGGACGTGACGTTGCTACGGACGGTACAAAGCTGGACGGCATCGAAACAGGGGCAAACGTAACGGACACCGCTAATGTTACCGCTGCTGGTGCGTTGATGGACAGCGAACTGGCTTCTGTCACTGCGGTTAAAGCCACCACAGGCACGTTTCTAACGGCTGACCAATCCAAGCTAGATGGCATCGAAGCTGGAGCCAAAGCAGACCAGACATTTGACCAGCTACTAAACAAGACCTCTGGCACAGGAGAATATTCCACAAATTTACACCTTACGTCTGGACGTGGCAGTGGCGGCGTTGCCATGACGATTAACGACGGCTACGGCAACGCTAACCTTACATTTAACCACAAGCAAGGCGTACCAGAACAGGTAGGTAACATCGCCCGCATTGCATCCAACACAGACGATACCTCGAACCCCAATATGAGTTTTCAGCTAGGTACTGCTGTTACCGCTGGTGTGGCCCTCGCTGCTTCAGAGGAAATGAAGCTGCTATCTACAGGGCTGAACGTCACCAACAACATCACCCTTGGTGGCACAGTAGATGGACGTGATATAGCTACTGACGGTACAAAGCTGGATGGCATTGAAGCCGGAGCCAAAGCAGACCAGATAGGGCTAGTCAAAGGTGCTGACATTGGCGCAGGCGCTAACTTAAACACTTACACGACAAACGGCTACTTTCATCAAAATGGCACTACCAATGCAGAGTCAGGAACCAACTATCCATCGGCCATTGCAGGTATGCTGTCGGTGCAGGCAGATGGCAGCATGGTCTACCAAAAGTATCAAACTTATAATGGTGGTGGTGCATACCAGCGGACTAAATATGTCAATACTTGGTACGCTTGGGACAAAATTCTTGATACGGGTAACGCTGTTGCTTTCACCTCTGCTGACAATACTAAACTTGATGGCATCGAAGCTGGTGCCACAGCAGATCAGACGATTACGCTGTCCGGTGATGCCACAGGTTCTGGGACAGGTTCTATTGTTGTTACCGTAGCAGATGACAGCCACAACCATGTTTGGGGTAACATTGACGGTGCTTCTGCAAATGGTTGGGGCGGTCTTCGTAATTCTACACAACATGGTTATATTGACCTTGGCCCCGCTAACACTACTTGGGCGCATATTTATACAGACAGGCCAAATTTCTACTTTAACAAGGGTGTTAATTTCCAAGGTAACCTGGTACTCACTGGCACAGTTGACGGACGTAACGTAGCAGCAGATGGTACAAAGCTAGACGGCATTGAAACTGGTGCTACAGCAGACCAAACTGCTGCTCAACTCTTAGCAAAGATAAAGACGGTAGACGTAAACGGGTCCGGTGGCATTAACGCAGGACGGCTTGACGGACACGCACTCACTTCTGCATCAACGGCCAACACAGTGGTCGAGCGTAATGGGTCTGGCGATATCCAAGCACGTCTGTTCCGCAGCGAGTACGACAGCACTAACGCAAACTGCAATTACTTTATGACACAGGTGAACACTGGTACGGACAACTACATGAGACCGTCAACATTGGCACAAGTTAGGACTAAAGTATTATCAGGTCATATTAGTGGCCTTGCCTACGGGCCTTGGCTTACCACGACGGGGGGATCTAACGCCCAGAACAGTTATGTTGCTTCTGTAGCTGACGACAATGATTGGTTGTTTATCAAAGTCAATGTAGGTACGTACACTACAGGTGCAGGGACATCTGATAACCCTACTGTAACAAGGTATAGATACCGCAAAGCATATAGGACTTTTACATAATGAGAGTTTTTGTAAATCAAAAAGATTATACTGTCGCTTTTTTAGACATTTTAGGAACAGGCCCAGCGCCAGTATACCATGACACGGATAGTGTATTTGAGGTTGAGGTGTCTGAAAGTTGTTTAGAAAACATCGACAAGGAGCATTTTAGTGATCTATATTATGACCCAGACCAAAATATCGTGTATAGAGACCCCAACCTAATAACCTTTAATACGAGCGTAGGTAAAGACTGGCTCATTGCAAAATTGCAAAACTACTCTTTAATCCCACCAGAAGCACGGAGTGTTGATTTTGATAATCTAAAAGATATAGCTGTTCAGTATTTAGGCTCCGATAAAATAGATGAAATCTTAGCAGATGATGCTCTATCTGATGATGATGTAGCAAATATTCTATCTTATATTATGGGTGACGAGGATACTGATGAAACGCCTTGATATTAGTAAAAGTGTAACAAGCCCTTTAGAGTCTCTGCTTGCTGGCACACGATCACAGTGGCTTAGAGTCGCACCGCCTAGACCAGTATCCTACGAGTTATTTTCTTCTTGGGGTATTCCTAAACAAAATATAGTAAGTATCCCAACAGGAACCCAGATTGCGGAATCTACAGATCCTTATATAGTACAAGCCAAGAATGCTCTTGGGTCTGATGATGTTACCAATGCTATGGTATACGGCCCTATGAGTTGTATGTATTGGCACACTAACTCAGACCTCATTGGAATTAGGACTTACTATACATTATCCTTAGATAAATCTGTATTTAGATATAAAGATGTAGATACAGGAGAAATTAAAGAAGACTGGGATGATTATGGATGGACAGCTAGAGAGTTTGAAATCACTGAAACCAACCCCTTGTGGCACAGTGTTTGGACAGCGGGGCGGCGGTTTTCCTTTGGCTTCACACGCCAACCAACCTCACTATGAACCAAAAGATTACTACAAGGTTTGGTACTTACATCGGAAAAATGTCCCAGAAAAGCTTGTAAACCTAAAGTATATTAAGCAGTTTGGTGATGCAATACAAGGACACATTGACCCTCAACGGCTAGACTGGGAAGAGAAGCTGAGAGAGTTTAGATATACAGGTGGTTATGCGAACTTCCATCTAATGCGGTTCTCAAAGGGTATTTACATTGATTACTTCCCAAAATGGGGTCAATACAAGGATGCCCCAGCATCAGAGTTAGTTGAAGAAAAGTTCAAACAGATGTCTAACGACAGGTATGGTCAGCATGAAGGTGTTTTTGAAAAGCAGAGGCCTTATGTTCTTTTCCCTCTTCAGATGACCGCTGAGAAAGACCTTAAACTAACCCTTCGTTATATAAAATGGGCAACTGAAAGTAAGACATATACGATCTTTAAGACGCATCCCTGTCCTGGCGGTGGTACACATTATGATGTTTTATGGTCTATAGCGAAGAGATTTAATCTGTTAAGCGAATATACTGAGTTGGTAGATGGTTGTAGGTCTCATGAGATGGTTGTAGAAGCAGATAAAATAGTTAGTATTGATAGTGGGATGAACTTTAAGGCACTTATGCTAGATAAGCCTGTCTGCGCTCTTAGGCCTTCACAAATGATGAATGACATTATACCTTTTGTAAAAGTAGACAATTCAATATTAGATGTTAAGGCAGTACCAAGAGAAGATAAGTTACGTTGGCTAAACTGGTTCTACAACAGAGTAGGTATTGATTTTCATGATGAAGACTATTCCGACAAACTACTACACAAACTAAGCCGTTATGACGATCAGGGGCTGAACGATTATGAGGTTCACGCATGGTGATTATAGATAAACCTTGGCCTCATATGGTCATTGAGAATTACTACGACAGTGATGTTTTTAAGACGCTCCGCAAGGAAGCTAAAAAGTTTATAAGCAATAATGTAGACAAAGACACAAGAAAACAAGCCTTTCCAGAGCCTGACAACAAAGCATTACAAGACTGTATAAACAGTAGGCCGCTGACAGAAGACATGCTTTTACAATTCCCTCAATGTAGGGAGTATGATAGTTTGCGGTTGTTTTGGGAGGTAAACTTTCTCATAGGACCGCTAAGATATCCTATACATGATGAGTCTAGCCGCAAGGTATTATCCTGTGTGGTCTACGTTGACCCGGATGCAAACTCTGGTACAAATCTGTACGACGAGGATAAGCGTAACCCTAAAGAGATTGCATGGAAGCCTAATACAGCGCTTATATTCCCAGCAATAGACGGTGTTACATGGCACGATTATAGCTGCC